CGCTCTGACGCCTACGCCTGCCCTGCCTTCGTACATCAGTGGCATGGAAGTAATGTTCACGCCAGTAGCTACGAACACTGGAGCATCCACGCTCAATATTTCTGCACTGGGTGATCTTAATCTGCTGTCGGTAAGCGGCGACCCTCTATTGGCTGGCGAGCTAGTCGCTGGGCAGACGTATCGCGCTACTTACAATGGTACAAACCTGCGCCTGAACGCGATTACCAAGCGCTATGCAGATAACCTGGCTTTGAACACGGCTCTGCCGGCGCAAGTGCTCGGCTTTCTTCGTTCGCAAGGCCCAAATACCGCGTCGTTTGGCACGCAACACACTGGCTATGCACATGATGAAGTACGTGGCGCAGATATTCCTAGCACCGGGACGATCAATCTGCAGACCGCTACTGGTAATCTGGTTCACGTCACTGGTACAACCGCTATCACCGCAGTCACGCTAAACAGTGGTGCCGAACGGGAGGTGATATTCGACGGCATCCTAACGCTGACGAACAGCGCGAATCTGATCCTTCCAACTGCCGCCAACATCACCACCGCTGTGGGAGACGCCGCTACGTTCCGCGGCGAGCCGGCCGGCGCAGTAAGGGTAACGAAGTACCAGCCAGCGAATGGCCGAGCACTGGCTGTGGCCCCTCTTGGTGATCATGAGGTTGTGGTGAATAACGGCGCTGGGCTAGGTAGCACGAATTCAGCAATACGGCGTTTTGGCACCCTTCAGAGCTCGGTTGGCACGGCAATCACATATGCCTCCAGCGCCACGCTCGGGGATTCGTTCACAGTCAATGAAACTGGGATCTATGCAATTACATATGTTGACCTGGAAACAACTGGCTCTGGTTTTGGCATCTCGGTGAATTCAAACCAACTAACTACAGGCGCTTCAAACATTACGGCAACAACTCGCGTTGCGTTTGCGAGGCCGACCGGTGGCGCTGCTGCAAGCACTACAGCAGTTGTAAAGCTAACTTCTGGCGATGTTGTGCGTGCTCATGCTGCACCTGGTGGCACGTACACCAACAGTGCGGCCGATAATGCCTTCCGCATCAAGAAAATTGGAGGCCTGTAATGCGTCTGCTAGTCATTGATCCTGTTTCTGGCCGCACTATTATCGAAATCGGCGAAGGCGGCGCATATAACGATCCGGAGCAAGTGCTCTGGGACGAGCGAGTAGACGGCGAAATGCCGAGCATTGATATTGCTGGCGCTGTGCGTATTGACGATGACCTGCTGTACAACGAAGAAGTTGCTGCTGAAGATCAGAAGATGAAAGCCAAAGTGGTGGCTTTGGAAAACAATGCAAAAATCATTGCGGAGCTTGCTTCTAATGACGCAAAAAGCATTCGTGCAATCTTGGATGGTGATGAGGCACGGATTGCTGAGTGGAAGCAAAAACAAGCAGCTTTGCGCATGAAATTGGTAAAGGTTTGAACTATGCCATTTGTCAGAGTTCCAAATTGTGGAAGTGCCGGGGTAGTCAAAGACCTGTCCCAGCATGATTTACCGCTTCCTACATGGACGGATGCTAATAACGTTCGGTTCATTGACGGCTACGCCCAGCAATTCCTTGGGCATGGTTCGGCATATGGTACGCCGCCGATCATTCCTTATCACGTTCTGCCAGTCCTCTCTTCTGGCGTGAGGTATTGGCTCTACGCAGGAGCAGCAAAGATCTTTGCGGTAACGATCAGCGGTGGCTCGGCCGTGCATACTAATCTCACTCGCCAAACAGCAAGTGTTGACGTGGATTATACCGGCACGCCTAACCAGTGGACTTCTACGCTTCTTTCCGGCATCCCTATTTTCAATGCCGGGAACCTTGTTGATCCTCCGCAGCGATGGGATTTGAACATCGCGAATCGCATGCAAAAGCTGGACAACTGGCCGAATAACACTTTCTGCAAAGCATTGCGAACCTTCAAGGTTTTCCTCATCGCTTTGAATGTGACAAAGAACGGGCAGAACTTCCCATTCATGGTGAAGTGGTCTTCGGCTGCAGAGCCTGGGGCCGTTCCGTCTACGTGGGATCCTGCTGACGCAACTAAAGAGGCGGGTGAAGCTGATCTAGCAGAGAGTAATGGTCAGATCATCGATGGTCTCCAACTGCGGGACTCCTTCATGATCTATAAGGAAGATAGTGTATGGCGCATGAGCTATACAGGCGGTAATGCCGTTTTCTCCTTCCAGAAGGTATTGGGCGTGTCCGGAGCACTAAACCGCAACTGTATCGTTGAGGTAGACGGGTTCCATTTCGTGCTAACAGGGTCGGATGTGATTATCCATGATGGGCAAAATGCTACTTCGATCCTCGATAAACAGGCCCGGCGAGCACTATTTCAAGACTTCGACGTCTCAGCGATCGATCGAGCGTTTGTTGTGAAAAATCCGTTCCTGAATGAGATTTTTGTATGCTACCCACAGGCAGGCAACAGCATCCCAAATAAGGCTCTGGTATGGAACTATCAGGACAAAACAGTTTCGTACCGTGATTTGCCGAATATCCACCATGCGAACTACGGAACGGTCGATAGTGCACTGGGTGATGTGTGGGATTCTGACGGCGATCCGTGGAATTCTGACCTGACGCAATGGAATGGGCCGGATTTCACGCCAAATACTACTCGTGTGCTGATGGCGTCGGATAACCAGAAACTCTACCTGCTGGATACTTCATCGAGCTTTGACGGAGTGAAACCTGCCTGGTATCTGGAGAGGGTTGGCCTTGATTTCGGTACGCCAGAAAAGCGCAAGCTAATCACAGGCATACGTCTAAGGGTTGCCGGCGCCACGGGAGACACGATCACTGTCCGCATCGGATCTTCGGAGGATCCATACACCGATCCAGTGTATGGACAGCCTATCACGCACGTAATTGGCCAGACAATTTCCTGCGACTGCTTCGCTGAAGGAAGGTACATGGCAATCAGGATCGAAAGCGCGACAGCTTACTTTGCGAGGATCGATTCGTTTGACATCGAGATTAATGAGGAAGGGGAGTTCTAATGCGGCCACAAAATCTATCCTCTGCGGCGTATCAGATAGGCGACCCTGGCCAAGCTAACTCTATCGACCAATTGACTAGGTATATCAGGGAAATGGAAGAGCGCATTTCGGTGTGCGTTAATCTTCTCGCACTGGGGCATTTGGATGCAACTACCGTCGCCCCTGCTAAGCCACGCGACGGAGATTTTCGGCATGCAGATGGTACTTTGTGGAACCCAGGCTCAGGCAAAGGGTTCTATAGATATGATGGGAATTCACTAACTTGGATTTTTATTGGATAATAGAAATTATACGCCGTGAGGCCGTAGGAGATGAAGATGAGATGTTCAAGCAGCCTTCATGGCTCAGCATTGCCTCCTGTCGTTGGCGATATCCGACCAACCGTGATTCACGTCAAAAGAACTCACGACATGCAGGTGGTAAAGCAAATCATGGAGCATCCACGAATCTGGCCTCACATCCATGAGGATGGCATTACTGAGGCATCCCCGGTTGATGTTGAAGGCATACATTGGGTATTGGTCTCCAATCCAGATCCTGTTGGCCTTTTCATGGCGCATGCCCGCTCCAAGCATTGCTACGAAATGCATACGTGCTTGACTCCTGCAGTATGGGGGGAGTCTGGCAATGATGCTGCCCAACTGTTTCTGTTGTACATGTTCACGAAAACAGATTGCCAAAAAATCGTGACAAACGTCCCGGAATACAACAAGGCCGCATTGAGATTTGCATTACGAAATGGGATGAGGCACGAAGGGAACAACCGTGCCAGCTATCTTAAAAACGGCGTTTTGATTGACCAATATATGCTTGGTATTACATTGAAGGAGTTCGAATCATGCCAGCAGCAATCCCAGTAATCGCAGCCGTAGCCGGAGCTGCAATCTCGGCAAAGGGTAGTAAGGATGCGGCAAAAATTGCAGCAGAGGGTTCTAAGCAAAAGCTAGACCCTCGGCTTGATGCGATCCTTTACGGCAGTGATGGTAATGTCGGGCTGCTGCAGCAGATAGCTAGCCAAGCAAACCAGTCAAGGCCAGCGGGCCAGCAGGCATTTGGCCAAGGTATTGACAGTTACCTTGGAGGGTGGGGGCTGGATAACTTCATGCGTAGCCAGCAAAGCGCGCAACGTCTGCAAGATACTGTTAATGCGGCTCCGCAGGCGGTGAATACCAAAGGCGTCGGTGTGAACCTTATCAGCGGTTCGCAGATCAAGGCTCCGTCACAAAACAGCCTGAACCTACGAGATGCATTCCAGAACGCGATTTACGGTGATGCAGGTGCCAACCCGTACCTAACTCGCTCCATTCAGTCTGGGATTGACCTGTCGCGCGCCGGCTTCAACCAGGCACAGGCAGACGCAACGCGGAATCTGCAGGAAAACGTCTTGCCCGGCATTCGTAGTGACGCCATCGCATCTGGACAATATGGCGGTAGTCGGCAGGGCATTGCAGAGGGCCGAGCATTGGGTGATTTTGGGCGAGCCCAGCAACAAGCTTTGACTCAGTTCGGGCTTGGTGCAACGAATGCGGCTGTCGGAGCGCAGGCGAATGCGTTCAACCAAGGCCAAGATAGGTCTTTGTCCGCGCTTCTAAATTTGTCTGGTCAACAGTATGGAACCGCACAGCAGCAGGCGCAACTGAATCAACAGGCGAACTTGGCGAATCAGAACGCATTCCAGAACGCAGAAACGACGAATGCGAACTTGCGCCAAGGTGTAAATCTGGCAAATCTCAACTCGCAGCTTGACACAATTCGACAGAACGACGCTCGGAATATTGCGGGGAATGGTCTAAGTTCCGGACTCCTGTCGCAAGCTTTCGGTTTTGGGAATCAGACTGGCAATGCTGACTTGAGCCGTCTACAGTCCATCGCGAATACTTTGCAAGGGTTCACTGGTTTTGGCGGGACTACAAGCCAGCCTTACACGCAAAATACGGGCGGCAATCTTCTAGGGGGCGCTCTCGGTGGATTGGCTCTCTACAACCAGTTCAATCAAGCTGGAGGCGCTGGTGGTGGCGGTAGCGCAGGGCAAAGCACATTCGGCGGCTCGGGAATCTTCTAAGGAGCGGATATGGCAATTTTCGATCAACTATTAAATCTGACTCCCGACCAAAATCAGGGTCTATTGGCTGCTGCTGCGCAAATCCTACAGGCTTCTGGACCATCTCGCACTCCTGTTAGTTTTGGCCAAGCGCTTGGTAGCGGCCTGCAGGCGTTCCAGCAGAGTACCAACGATGCAGAACAGAGGAAGCAACAGCGTGAACAACAGGCGCTGAATGCCCGCTTGCTAGGCTTGAAGATTCAGGATTCCGAGAGTGATTTAGCGAACCAGGCAGCAACTCGCCAACGTGCGGCAGATCTGCAGCAGTTTTACCGTGATCGCGCAGCGGGCTCTCCCAATGCTGCCGCACTGGTTCCAGATGGTCAGACAGCAAATCTTGCGCCTACTGTAGAAAACGCGGCTGGGATCATCCGTCCTTCGGCGCAAGCGTTCTCGCCTTCGTCTCTGTTTTCTGACCGTCTTCGGGAGGCTCAAGCTTTACGCGCTGCAGGGTTTGGCCCTGAAGCTGATGCCGCCGAAGCTGCTGCATTGAAGTTCCAACCAAAGGTAAAAGACCTGAAAGAGGTTCAGGTGAATGGGCGCACCCAATATTTGCCGATCTTTGAGAATGGTGAGCGAGGAGATCCGATTCCATATGATGCCGCAGTTAAGTTGGCATTCCAAAATGCTGGTGGTCAGACTTATGGCTTGAATCCTATTACTGGTGAGCGTGTTGTTTCTATACAAAACACTGCCACGCCAGGCGAATTGCTCACAAATCAGCGTCTACGCGAGCAAAATGCTATTGCTTCACAGGGAAAAGTGGCAAATGTATCGACCGACCTTAGAAAAGAGTTTGATCAACTTCCTGAAGTTAAGAACTACAAGCAGGCGCTTCCTGCCTACACATCTATTGTTGATGCATCCAAGCGCAACACGCCGCAGGCTGACATCAACCTTGTATATGGCATTGCGAAGCTGTATGACCCGAATAGCGTGGTTCGCGAGGGCGAATACAACACAGTGGCCAACAGCCCGAACGTTCCTGAACGTATCAAAGGGATTATCCAATACGTATCTGGCGGAGGTAGGCTGACAGAAGCTGTCAAGAAACAAATCATCGCTGAAGCGCAAGGTCGTATAAATTCCTACGAGCAGGAATATACTGCTGCACGTCAGAACTATTCGGACATTGCCACACGTTCTGGTGGTGATGCCACGTTGCTATTCCCTAGCAACTTCAAACCAGCTGCAGAACGTACTGCGCCGACAGCAAAGAAAATTTCGCTGTCCGATATCGCAGCGACGGCACGTGCTAGCGGGCGAACCACTGCAGAAGTAACTGCGGCTGCTAAAGCCAAAGGCTATACCATTGGAGATTGATATGCCTGGACGTGATCTATCATCTGAATTGTTTGGATCGGCACAAGCTCCGAATGGCCGTGATTTGTCTGCTGACCTAGGGATAGCAAGCCAGCCTAATCAGAAACTCAGCCGTACGGATCGCTTCCTGAAAGGGATTCGCGACCCAATTGACGCCGGCGCACAGTTGCTTTCAAATCTCTTGCCGGACAGTGTTGTGCAGGCAGGTAACCGTTTGAATAATGCTATCGCAGATAGAACCGGCCTTGTCGCACGATTGCCAGAAGGTGGCGTGGATCAGCAAGTGCGCGAAGCGGAACAGCAATACCAGGCACAACTCGCGGCTAACGGTGAATCTGGTATCGATGCCTACCGCCTGGCTGGCAATGTAATCAACCCTGCCAACTTGGCAGTAGGTGCACGCTTGCCTCAAGCTGCCACGTTAGCAGGGCGAATTGGTACAGGAGTGCTTGGCGGAGGCATTTCCGGAGCGTTAAGCCCTGTTGCAAATGGCGACTTTGCCACCGAAAAGGCCAAGCAAATTGCTGGTGGTGCTGCTGTTGGCGGGATTGTTCCTGTTGCTACCGGCGCAGTTTCGCGGGTCATCAGCCCGCGCGCATCTCAGAACTCCAATCTGCAAATGCTTCGCGATGAAGGCGTGACTCCGACGATTGGGCAAGCTCTCGGTGGTAGGCTGAACACAGTGGAGGAAAAGCTGCAGAGTGTACCAATCATTGGCGATTCGATTGCGAATGCACGTAAGCGTTCGCTGGAAAGCTTTAACCAAGCTGCAATCAATCGCGCAACCGGTAAGATTGGGCAACAAGAGCAGGGAATTGGACAGGAAGGCATCCGTAAAGCAGGAGATGCCATCTCAAATGCTTATGATGACGCACTCAATGGCATTAGTGGTGTTCAGCTTGACCGTAGCTTCAATGCTGATCTGCTTCAATTACGAGGAATGGCACAGGGATTGACCGATCAACTGCGTGGCAAATTCAATGACACTATCAATCAGGTGCTATTGCGCAAAGTATCCCGTAATGGTTCCATTGCGCCGGATGACTATAAAGCAATCGACAGCGAACTAGGTAACCTGGCGGACCGCTTTGGGAAATCTCAAGTAGCTTCTGAACAGGAATTTGGTGACGCCGTTAAGCAGCTACAAAGTCTGCTCAATCAACAGCTGCTACGGAGTAATCCTCAGGTTGCATCGAAACTCCAGGCAGCAGATGAAGCGTATGCGAATCTTGTTCGCTTGGAAGGTGCAGCCCGGGCAGCGAAGAATAATGAGGGTGTATTCACTCCTGCTCAGCTGAATCAAGCAGTCCAGGCTGCTGATAACAGCGTTCGTAAGCGTTCCGTGGCTCGTGGTACTGCTCTGCTGCAGGATCTAAGCAATGCAGGCCAATCTGTCTTGGGCAATCGAGTACCAAATAGCGGAACTACAGACCGAGCCGCATTGGCTGGACTAGTTGGTGCAGGGTTGATTAATCCATCTATCCCAATTGGTATTGCTGGTGGCGCTGGTCTTTATACATCACCGCTTCAGCGCGCGCTTGTAGCATCTGTTGCATCGCGACCACAGGGTGCCCAGCCAGTAGCCGATTTGCTCCGAACTATCACGCCCTTGTCTCTTGGAGGCAGCGGACAGCTTGGACTTGGCTTGCTGAATGGAATTAATCAGTAGTGTGTTGCCAAATGCCGCTAGGCAAGCACGTAATAGGTTATCATCCATGATGTAAATGAGAAATTTATTTACATCATACAACTTAAAGGAAAGAAGCAAAATGAAGAAACTGAATATGGGTACTGGCTCCGGTGGTGGTGTTCCTGAACGTCCATCGCGCAAGAAGCAAGAGCCTCAGCGAGCAACCATGCCAGCCAAGAAAAAATGAATCCAATAGCAGCCCGGTTTATTCTGCTTTTCCTTTTTTGGGGAACTGCAGAATTACATGCAAAGGTAATGATTAGCCTTCATCTCCCGCCCACGGATGGTGCTGGCGTCTTTTTCTTTTGCACGGCTGCTACAGTAGATTGGCTTTTGCTCTATAGCGCGCCCAGGCTGATATCTGGGCGTTTATGTGACGATATCCAGGCCCTATGTATTGCCTGCGTAATCGTTAATGCCGCAGGTCTCTGTGGTTATCTGGCCTACACCCCGCCAGCGTTGTATTACATCGCTATCAAGGGGATTACGTATGTCCAATACCTGCGACTTCTATATGTGGGCCGCCACGATGCTGATTATATCGAGCGCGCTGTGGTTCCTGGCACTGCTTGTGTCGGGGCTTAGGCTTATCCTCAGGCGGAAATATCATGAACGAACAAACCGAAGGAATCGCAGATACCGTGCTAACAGCCGCTAGCAATCCGAAAGTAGCTACAGCCGTAGGCGCTGGCGCTGCATCAGCTGGAGCTGCTGCCCAACTTGACATTATTACTGGCTGGATGGCTAGGGGTAGCGTGGCTCTTGGCCTGTGTACTGCTGCGGTAGTACTGGCGATTCAAATCATCAAGCTCGCAAGGGAGCTTCGTGAATACAGGAAAATGAAGGACTGAAGATGACGCCTATTCGACTGCTGCAAACTGCCATCATGCCAGCGCTTAATGAGTTGGCTACCCAAGGCGTTCCAATGGATCTGAAAGCTGCCCGCTTCATGCTGGCAATCGCTTTGCAGGAGTCTAGCCTGTCGCATCGTCGGCAAGTGGTCGGAGGAGCTGAAGCTGGACCAGCTGTGTCGTATTTTCAAATGGAAAAGAATGGTGGATGCCTCGGAGTTCTTTCCCATCCCAGCACCGCCCTCAAGATGAAGAATATCTGCGGCGCATACAACGTATCGCCTGATCCAGCTTCTCTTTGGGATGCGATGCGATTCCAAGATATCGTAGCATCCTGCGCTGCGCGTCTTCTGATCTACTCTCTCCCTCGATCACTGCCTGAAAACGCTGAAGAAGGTTGGAGCCAATACCTATCTGCCTGGCGGCCAGGAAAGCCCCGACCGGCAGAATGGGAGAATAACTGGGCAATCGCATCTAAAACTGTGGGAGTACCGTGATGGGGCCGTTAATTCCGATTGTAATGGAACTAGCACAATACGTTCCAAATATCATCAAACTGATTACGGGCAGTGAAAAGGCTGGTGACGTTGCTGAAGCTGTCGTCGGAGTGGCGCAGGCTGCGACAGGTACGGCAAGCCCTTCTGATGCATTGGCAAAGCTGAAGGCAGATCCAACTGCAGTAATGAACTTCCAAGCTGCCATGTCGGCGCAACAGATTGACCTTGAGAAAGCATATCTTGCAGATGCTGGAAACGCCCGGGCGATGCAGATTGCAGCATTGGCTCAAGAGGACGTATTCAGCAAACGCTTTGTCTATATGTTCGCCGCCTGCTGGTCTATCTTCAGCATGGTCTATGCAACACTAGTGACGTTCTACACGCCAACTTCGCCCGAAGGCAAGGGTATTGCTCAAACTGTGCTTGGATTCCTGCTCGGAACGGCTGTAGCGTCAATTTTTTCCTATTTCTTCGGTAGCACAAAGGGAAGTGCTGACAAGACCAGGTTGATTGCAGCAAAATAAAACCCGCCGAAGCGGGCTCTATTGCTGGGTTACGCCTTAGTTGCCCAATGCCTTACCAGCATCGTATGCAACGCATCCGTCATTGATATTCTCAGCTCCTGCGTAGTAGACGAACTGGCTGAATGGGGCATTGATGCAGTTCGAATCCAGTGCGTTTTTAGCAGACAGGTATTTCGTCTTAGCCGAAGAGGTTGGCACAAAGCCGTTTGCAGACGCATTGGTTTTGAACTTGTCCCACACCGAGCCAGTAGGATCTGGATAGGCTCGTACCTGCTTGCCAAACCCTGCTACGGTGCCATCCGCATTCACCATCAGCACGGAACGGGTAACGGCAATACCCGTCACCACTTTTTCAACCGAATCAGCACCTTGAGTACTGAAAACGGTATTAGCTGGATTTGCAGTGAAGTTTTCATTCAGTTGTGCAGCATTCGCACCACCACATGCCATCAGACCGAGAGCCATCAGACACGCACCAATTGCTGCAAAAATTGCCTTCTTCATTGTATTGCTCCTTCAGGATTTACCGGGAACCGGCCCGGTGCCGTACAGCATTAATTCTAGTCTGGAAGATTACTTGTGTCTGTTTTTGTTTTCAGAATGGCGGCGAGCTGCGCTTCGGCGGCCTCGGCGCGGGCGATTGCGCGATATTCAGCCTGTACTGCATCGTCGCGTGCCGCTTCCATTGAGTCGGCGCGGCCCTTTAGTTCGAGGTTGCGCTCCACGAAGTCTTCGAATGCTGCACTGTAGCCCAGTTGATATTGGCCATCGCGCGCCTGGGCCAGCTTGGCGTCGATGAACTTGACCTGCTCCTGGTATCCTCTCCAGCTTTCCCATGCTCTGGCAATCTGCTGGAATTCCTGTGTATCGATGCTTGGCTGTACGCTTTGCGACTGCTCCGGTACTGCGCTTGCCTTCGGTTGGCTCAATGCATCAGCAATCATCGGGCAGTTTTCGTTTCCGCGTGCGCATGGCGATTTAAAGCGATCGACGCCGCACTTAGCGCAGATCAGCGCGGTAGCGGGTTCTTTATGGTCAGTCATTGTCTGGCACCTTTCCGAATTTTTTGAACGTCTCGCACATGCGGTCATGGCCTGCGCGGGAATCTTCGCTTGCTT